GTTCTGCGACATCCAGGTGGAAAACGGCGACCGTGGCCTTTACGCAGCCGCTCTCGATCTGCTGGGCAACGGTGGTGTGGCGGCAACCGATATGTCTCAGAACGGGACGACAACCATCTTCTACCCGACTGGCACCGAAACCCATCGCATGGTCACCCCTGTCGTGACGATTGCAAGCGGCTCAACGGTGCAGTTCCGCCTCAAGTTGCGCTACACGGCACCGCTTGCGACCGGCGCCATCGACATTCGAGTGCTTGCGGCGGGTCTGCACCGTGTAGCCTGAGCTACCGCCCGCGCAACCACAAAACTTAAACTGCAAGTCGTTTCCTCAGGACAACTTTAAGGACCCATCATGCCCCCCGGCACCGCCTCCAACGACATCTTCCAAAACGGCAAGTGGTACAACCGCCAGGGTGCCACATGACCCAAGCCCTCGCCCATCGCTGCGCCCGCGCTGTCGGCGGCGGCTCCGGCTCTTTCACCGAAGACCTCCACGCAGCTTTTACCGCCATCGGCATCCCGGCTGGGCAGCTCCAGGAACGCATCAACGCTGCCACCGGCCTCACCGGAGGGGCCGCGTGGAATGCCATGCTGTCTTGGAAGCTCGGCACCATCGGCTCGCAGGCCAAAACCATCGCGGACCTTTTCGGGGCTAGCGGGCACATCTACCAAGCCGGGATTGGCACCGTCAGTGGCCTGACTGTCGGAAACTTTTCCGATGTCGCAGGGCTCACCCCCGCTGTCGCTGACGGCCCCGTCGCGCGCTGTAATGACGCCACAACTTCCGGTGCCGGCAACATCACCCAAGCCATTGCCGGCCAGCAGCCGACTCTTCGGACCGCTGCTGGAATCTCCTGGTGGGAGTTCACCAACGCCAGCAACACCAACCTTGCCTTTGCAAGCTCGCCGGTCTCAATGGCGTCTGACCATGCGGTGGTTGTTTCTGCACTTACAACTACTGCCAGCGGTACTCGCACGCTCTTTGCAGCAGGTGGAGCCTCCACCCAGCGGGTCGCTACCCTTACCCTTGGCCCGCCTGTTACAGCTGTCTGGCGAGACGACGCGGCTACTACAGTCACGCTTCCCGGTCCTACGCCAAGGCTGAACTCTCCCTTTGTCTTCTCCGCTCGTCAGCGTGGGCAAGTTCGCGAACTTCGCGCTGATGGCGTACTCGCCGCGCAAAACTCTTCCACCACCCTTGGGACAACGACCCTTACAAGCGCTACCCTCGGCAATCTTCCCAGTTTAATCGGTGCCCTCCAAGGCAACCTCTACGCCGCTGTTATCATCAATGGCACTGTCACCGACGACCAGATGGTGTTGCTGGAAACCTTCGCGGCAAATGCCGCTGCTGCCGCAATGGGGCTCTAATCCATGCTCGACATTACCGCCACCGTCATCTGGCAGCCTCAGCCAGGCCCTCAGACCGCACTGCTGCAGTGTCCGGTCTTTGAGGTCTTCTACGGCGGCGCTCGGGGCGGGGGCAAGACAGAATCATCGATAGGGGACTGGCTGCAACATTCTTCGTTGTATGGTGAGGGTGCTATTGGCATCTTCGTCCGCCGCAAACTTACCCAACTTTCTGAAGTCATCGCCCGCACCAAGCAGCTCTTCCCCAAGCTCGGCGCGCGATATCATGAGCAGCAAAAGACCTGGACCATGCGGAATGGGGCGCGGCTGAAGTTCGTTTACCTAGAAAAAGACTCAGATGCGGAAGAGTACCAAGGCCACTCCTACACCCGCATCTATGTCGAAGAGCTGACCAACTTCCCCAGCCCCGGCCCGGTGAACAAGCTCCGGGCAACCCTCCGCTCCGGTGCTGGTGTGCCCTGCGGTATGCGCCTGACCGGCAATCCTGGCGGCCCCGGGCACAACTGGGTTAAAGCCCGTTATATCGACCCCAACCCTGCTGGCTACCAGATCATTACCGAAGAAACCGATATCGAGTTTGACGGCGTGAAAACCACTGTCAGCCTTGATCGGGTCTTTATCCCTTCCAAGCTCGGCGACAACCATCTGCTCATCCGCAACGACCCGACTTACATTCTCCGCCTGCGGCAATCCGGCTCTGAGCAGCTCGTCCGGGCCTGGTTGGAAGGTGACTGGTCGATCGTTGATGGCGCATTCTTCAGCGAATGGGACGAGAATCTGCATGTCCACCCCGCTGATCTCACCAGGCATATCCCCCGAACCTGGCAGCGATTCCGGGCTTTTGACTGGGGGTCCGCGAAGCCTTTTTCCGTGGGTTGGTATGCCCTGGTGGGTGAAGACTGGACTCCTGCCCCTGACCTCTACTTTCCGAAAAATGCTCTGATCAAGTACAAAGAATGGTACGGGGCCAAAGGTCCCAATGTCGGGGTCAAAATGACTGCCGTGCAGGTTGCCCAAGGTATCTGGCAGCGAGAGCGAGATGACTTACCAAAATATGGCGTCGCCGATCCCGCTATCTTCATCCGTAACGGCGGCCCCTCCATCGCAGAAGACATGGCGATCCACCGCTGCCAGTGGCGGCCCGCCGACAACAAGCGCGTGCCGGGCTGGGAGCAGCTCCATAAACGCCTTATCGGCGAAAATGGCAAGCCCATGCTCTACTTCCTCGACAGTTGCGCCGACAGCATTCGCACCATCCCGGTTCTCCAGCATGATGAAACCAACATGGAAGACCTCGACACTGATGGTGAGGATCATGCTGCCGACGAAACCCGCTATGCCTGCATGTCCCGTCCCTGGCAACCCCGCACCCAACCCGCCCCAGGCTCCGGATTGCCCAAGCTCCCCGGCCAATATACATTCAACGAACTAGTCGCCAAGATCAAGGCCAAACGCCTGGCTGAAGAAAGCTATTAACATGCCCACCAAGACCCTCACCCCGGAACAATGGCACGCCGAACTTGACTCGGCTTACCAGAGGGAGAAGAACTGGCGGAAGGATGCGCTGGGGTATGTGCAGCTTTTCGAGGCGGGCAAGCGGACTGAAAACCAGTACAACATTCTGTATGCCAACACTGAAGTCCTTGCGCCAGCTGTTTACAACAGCACCCCTCGGCCGGTGGTCCAACGGCGCTTCAAGGATGAGGACCCGATGGGCAAGCTCGCCAGCACAGCGGTTCAACGTGTGCTGGAATATATGGTTGACGACGGGCGGCCTGACGAATCGGCGTTTGATGACTTATTGAAGTCAGCTGTGCAGGAAGCCCTAGTGCCTGGTCGTGGGGTGACCCGGTTTCGCTATGAAGCGGAAATTGTCGGCAAGCAAGATGTGCTGCCGGACGGGGATCTGGATAATGACGAGTCCGAAGAGGGTGGGGAGACTGCCCCGGAATCCCAAGAACCCGCCGAGTCTGTCCAGTCTGAATACGTTTGCGGCGAAGAAGTACCTTGGGACCGTTTCCGCCATGGCTATGCCAAGAAGTGGAAGGATGTGCCCTGGGTATCTTTCGAGCATGATTACACCCGGGAGGAGCTGAAAGCTGACTTTCCGCCGGAGATCGTGGCACAATTGCCTGAAATCACTGCCGGTGCCGGTGAAGACGAGGACTCCGAATTCACCGAAGGCGACGGTCCGGCCTCTGAGCGCAAGGGCGCCAAGATCGTCAAGGTTTTTGAAATCTGGGACAAGTCCTCCGAAACTGTCATCTTTATCTCCCCGCTGGTCAAGGATCTGGTCCTCAAGTCTGTTCCGGACCCCCTCAAACTCAGCGGTTTTTTCCCCTGTCCGCGCCCGCTTGTCTTCCTCGACAAGATGTCGTCGCTGGTGCCTGTCGCCCCTTACTCCCTCTACGAAGAGCAGGCCAAGGAACTCAACCGCATCACCACCCGTATCAACCGCTTGCTCAGCATGCTGAAGGTCCGGGGGTTCTATGACGGCACTTTGCAAGGCATCGAGCAGGTGCTTAAGGGCGAGGACGGTGACCTTGTTCCAGTCGAAAACGCCGCTGCCATGCAGCAAGGCCAGACCCTCGACAAGGCTATCTGGCTAATCCCGATCGACAAGATCATCACCGTTCTCCAGCAACTCTACACCGCTCGGCCGCTGATCAAGTCTGTTATTTTCGAAATCAGTGGCATCGCTGATGTCATGCGTGGCAGTTCCGCCGCCTCCGAAACCCTCGGTGCGCAGAAAATCAAGGAATCCTGGGGGACCTTGCGGCTCAAGCGGGCTCAGAAAGCTGTGGCACGATACGCCCGAGACTGCCTTCGCATCATGGCGGAACTCGGCATCCGGCACTTTTCCCAGGAAACCCTTCAAGGCATGACCGGCCTGCCCTACCCCACCGACGGGCAGAAGCAGCAGATCCAAGCCACCTTGCAGCAAGCTGTGATGTACGGCGATCAGCAGCAGGCGGCCCAGCTCGCCCAACAAGCCCAGCAACCCTCCTGGGGTCAGGTCCTTGCCCTTCTCGGCGATGATATCCAGCGCTCCTACCGCATTGACATCGAGACCAATTCCACTGTCGACGCGGAGGCCACCGAGGACAAGGAAAACATTGCCGAACTCCTCAATGCAATCAGCCAATTCCTCAACGGCGTTGGTCCGCTGATCCAAGAAGGCATGATGCCCTTCGAGATCGCCAAGAACATGCTGCTCGCCATCGTTCGCCGCTTCCGCTTCGGCCCGGACCTCGAAGACCAGCTCAAGCAAATGCAGGCCCCACAGCCCAAGCCCGACCCCAAGGTCGAAGCTGCCCAGATGAAGGGTCAACAAGACGCTCAGAAGCACCAACTCGACATGCAGGCCATGCAGGCCAAGATGGCCTTTGAGCAGCAGAAAATGCAGATGGAACTCGAACTTGAGCGTGAAAAGCTTGCCATGGAGCGGCAGTCCTTGCAGAACAAAATGGCCATGCAACAACAGCAACACCAACAGCGCATGCAGCAGATGGCCATGCAAGCTGCCATGCCCAAGCCGCAGCCTAGCGGTAACCCCAATCCTGGAAACTAACCATGCCACTTTACGCCTATCAATGTCAGAGCTGCCTGCTCACATTCGACGCCTTTCACAAGGTCGACGACCGCGGCAGCGTGACCCCTTGCCCAACCTGCCGATCCGCCTGGACCGCTCGCCAGATCACCGCCGCACGTATTACCCCTGATTATGCCGGCTACCACTGTCCTGTGACCGGCAAGTGGGTCGAAGGTCGCGTCGCCCATGAAGAAAACCTCAAGCGCCACGGCTGCCGGCTTCTCGAACCCGGGGAAACCGCTGCCGTGCCCAAGTACCACGCTGCCCAGGAAGCCGCCCTGGACAGCGCCCTAGACCAGACCATCGGGGAGTTTGTCGAGGCCCTTCCCCAGGTCTCCAAAGAGCGGCTTGCCGCTGAACTCGACAACGGCCTCGATATCGCTGTGGAACGACAGTAAGGAAAAACCATGCCCGGCACTGATGACTTTGACTTTGAAGTAGCTTCTGACTCTCTCGGCGAGGAGCTGGGATTTCTTGAAAACGACCCGGACCCAGCCCCCACTGATCCGGCGCCTGCTGACCCCACCCCCACGGATCCTGTGGTCAAGCAGGCGGCGCCCTCGGACCCCGCTCCCGTCGATCCCGCTGCCCTTCCGCCTGATGTCCCCAAGACCTGGCGGAAAGAGGCCGCTGCTCACTGGGCCGCCTTGCCTGAACAGGTCCGCGCTGAAATCACCAAGCGCGAGCAAGACATCTTCAGTGGCCTGGAATCCTACAAGTCCGACGCCCAGCTCGGCAAGGGTTTCCAATCCGCCATCCAGCCCCACGCCCAGCTTCTCCGCCAGCAAAACATCGACCCGGTTGCCCTGACCTCCGGCCTGATGCGCGCTCACGTCACCCTTTCCACCGCCGACGAAGCCGGCCGCATCGCAGCTTTCCAGCAACTCGCTCAGTCCTACGGTATCCCCCTCTCCTCACTCCAGCCCCCCGAGGACCAGCTTTACGTCGACCCTTCAGTCAAGGACTTGCAATCGAAATTCCAGAGCATAGAATCTCGCCTGCAGGCAGAATCCGCCCGTACCGCCCAAGCCGAGCAGGCGAAGTTGGTGAAGGACATCGAAACCTTCGCCGCTGACCCTGCAAACGGCTATTTCAGCGAAGTCTCCAAGGACATGGTGACCCTCCTGGAACGTGGTGTGGCGACGACTCTGCAGGATGCTTATCAAAAGGCTGTCTGGACCAACCCGGTTACGCGCGCAAAGGAAGTTGCTCGGCAAGCTGCCGAAGCCAACGCCAAAGCCTCCGCAGAAGCCGCGACCAAGGCAGCTGCGGCGAAAGCCGCGATGGCAGCCAAAGTCTCCCCTCGACAACGTGGCGGTGGTGCAGCGACTACCTCCGGGACGATGGATGACACGATCAGTGAAACCCTCGCGGCGATTAAAAACCGCGCCTGACCTACCCATCTAGGAGCCCTTCATGCCCTCCCCGAACGCCATCTTCACCGAGCTGGTGTCCACCACCTTCCGCAAGCACCGCAGCGAGATCAAGGACAACGTGTCCAAGAACAATGCGATGCTCCGCCGCCTGTACGACAGCAAGCAGGTGCGCAAGGAAGATGGCGGCCTGTCCATCGCGGTCCCCCTCGACTACGCTTCCAACGGCACCTACCAGCGCTACTCCGGCTACGATGTGCTGAACGTATCGGCTTCCGACGTGATCTCGGCGGCCGAGTACCAGTGGCGGCAGATCGCCATTAACGTCGTGGCCAGTGGTCTCGAACTCCGCACCAACAGCGGCGACTCGCGCATCATCAACCTGGTCAAGGCCCGGATGAAGAACGCGATCCGGACCTTCAAGAACAACTTCTCCGCCGACCTGTACAGCGACGGCACGCTGCCGAACCAGATCAACGGCATCCAGGCCCTGATCTCCGACGCCGGCACCGGCACCGTCGGCGGCATCGACTCCTCGACCTGGGGCTTCTGGCGTAACCAAGTGCAGTCCGCGGCGGCTCCCCTGCAAGGTGGCGGCGCCATCACCCCCGGGCCGACCACGATGGAGTCCCTGATGCTCCCGCTGTGGCTCGCCCTGGTCCGCGGTGACGATGCCCCTGACATCATCATCTCCGACAACAACTACTTCACCTTCTACGAGCAGTCGCAGACCTCGCTCAAGCGTTACACCAACGACGGTGGCAGCGCGGGCAAGGCTGCTGGTGGCTTCGTGTCGCTGAAGTACAAGTCGGCCGACGTGATCTTCGATGGCGGCAGCGGCATTCCAGTCAACCACATGTACTTCGAGAACTCCAACTACCTGGAACTCGTGGTGCACAAGGACGCCGACATGGCTGTGATGGACGAGATGAAGCCCTGGAACCAGGACGCGGCGGTCGTGCCGGTGCTCTGGATGGGCAACCTGACCTGCAGCAATCGCAGTCTGCAGGGCGTCCTCAAGGCCTGATTTCCCGGGGGGTTACCACGCAATAATCCCCCGACGATTCAACCCTCAATCTGAAAGCTCATCATGCCTTTTGCTGCTGTCGATTCCGTCATCGGCTCCCCGCCGATCCAGTTCTCCGGCCTCGTTGCTGACGCCGCCGCGCGCCTGCAACCCGGCCAGCTCGTCACCGCCTCCGACAACTGGTGGGGCACCGGCGAGTTCATCTATGCCAAGGCCGCCGGCACCATCCGGGCCTTCGGCCTCTGCGTCCTCACGCCGGCCTTCAACTCCACGACCAACACCTACGACTGGAACGCCACGGAAGTGCCGAACACAGCCAACCTGGGTCGCATGCTCTGCGTCTCGGCCGTGGCCCTGACCTCCGGTCAGTTCTCCTGGTTCCAGGTCACCGGCCTCTGCCCGGTCAACTGCCAGGCCTCCGTCGCCGCCGATGCTACCTTCGGCATCGCAGCGGCTGGGCAAGGCGGTGCCAACTCTGCCGGCAAGCAGATCCTCAACGCCCGCGTCGTCGCAGCCGCCACCACCACCGTCGCCAAGACCAACAGCTTCGCGCAGTCCGGCTCCGCGGTGCTGACGGTCTCCAGTGCCGATGGCTGGTTCCCCGGTGCCTTCCTCTCCGGTACCGGTATTGCGGCAGCTACCACGGTCTCGTCGATCGACCCCTCCGGCCGCTTCGTCACCCTGTCCGCCGTGACCACCGCCCAGGTCACTGGCACGGTCACGGCGACCTACAACAACGCGGCCATCTTCTACAACGTCGCGCATCTGAACCGCCCGTTCGCCCAGGGCGCTATCACCTGATCGACTTCTCCCGCAGTGCCAGGGTTCCCAGGGGGTTCCGACTCCCTGGGTTTTTTGGCAGATACCTAAAACACAATCTCCCCTGACACCATGCCCACCATCGCTGAAGACCGCCCGCCCTATGTCCGCTTCGAGACCCGGGCTCTCGAGGATCGCAGCGCCTCAATCGAGTCCGGTGCCTATGTCGCCAAGGATGTCGATTTCGCGCTCATCACCCCTGTCGGCAGCAAAGACACCATCGAGCGCAACGTCTCAGAATGGTTTGAACAGCTCAGCCTGCAAGTCCAGCAGGAGCGGTTCAAGCAGGAGTGGCTGCTGCGGTACAAGGAGTCCTACTCGGCTTGGAAGGCCGGTCAAGCAGTTCCACTGCATGGCCACGCGGTAGTCAACTGGCCCGGGGTGTCACCTGCCCAGCTCAAGACTCTCCAGGCCGCGCATGTCTTGACGGTTGAAGATCTTGCGGCTGCCAACGAGGAAACCATCGCCCGCTTGGGTATGGGCGGCCGGGCACTCAAGCAGCGTGCCGAAGCCTGGCTCAAGTCCGTGGTTGATGTCGGCGCTGTCGCCGAACAGTCCGCCGCCCTTGCGGTCGCCAATGCTGAGCTGACCAAGCAGAACAAGGATCTCACCGCCCGGGTCGCCCAGCTCGAAGCCCAGTTGGTTCCCAAGAAGCTCTAAGCCATGACTCTCCTCGACCTGGTCCGCACGTTCTGCGACCGCGCAACTCTCCCAGCTCCGAACTTCGTCATCGGCTATCAGAACGCACAGATCGTTCAGATCGTCGGATTGCTGAATGAGGTGCTGGAAGATCTGTGTGACCGCTGGACGTGGCAGGATCTGGTTCTGGAGTCGACGTTTACAACGGTAGCTGCTGAGGACCAAGGTGCGATCAGCACACTCGCCCCGACTGGTTTCGGCAGCATCCTCAACGACACCATTTACGACCGCACGCTCCGCCTGCCGATCTACGGCCCAATTTCTGCGAATAACTGGCAGGCACTCAAGGCCCTCCCCGCAACCGGCCCTTTCTACAAGTATCGGTTTCGCGGCAATCATCTGCTGATCAACCCGATTCCCTCGGCCGGCCATACCTGTGCATTTGAGTACAAGACCCTCAACTGTGTCAACGCCGCAGATGGCAGTACCAAGCAGCTCGCTACACTCGACACCGACACTTTCGCCTTCCCGGACAAGCTCCTGATCGCCGGGCTTCGCTGGAAGTGGCGGGCGGAGAAGGGACTGGACTACGCCGAACTCCTCCGCCGGTACGAAGAACTCGCCAACAATGCCTCTGGGCGTGACGGCACCAAAGGCATCTTGTCCCTCTCCAACGGCCCGCATACCCCGCAGCCCGGGGTCATCATCCCGTCCGGTAACTGGAACGTCACATGATCCGCAAGCCCTTGCTCGCTTCGGTACGGCCTGGAACTCAAACCTCCAGGCCGTTTCCTCTTCCACCCCCTGTCGGAGGCTGGAATACCCGCGACCCGCTAGCAGGTATGCCGGCGACGGATGCGGTGTTGCTGGATAATTTCTTCCCATCGGCGACAGAAGTTACTCTGCGGAAAGGGGCCACGGATTGGGTGACTGGGTTTGCCTCCCCACCACTGACCTTGATGCCGTGGAACGGGCAGAGTAGCTCGAAGCTCTTCGCAGCCGCTGCCAACGGGATCTTTAATGTAACTATTACCGGAGCAGTCGGAGCTGCTGTTTCTGCCTGTACTGCTGGTTACTACAGCTGGTGCAACACCACAACCGCCGGCGGACATTACCTTGTCGCAGTGAACGGTACGAACAAACTCAAACTGTACAACGGGGCGGCCTGGGCAGACATTGATGGGGTGAGTGTCCCGGCGATCACCGGCCTTGCAACCACCAGTCTCCGTACCGTCACTCTGGCCGCTAACCGTCTCTGGTTCACGGAAAATACGTCAATGTCTGCCTGGTACCTCCCTGTCGGGGCGATTGCCGGGGCGCTGACAGAATTTCCCCTGGGCAGTATTTTTGGGCGAGGTGGAAAACTCATCAACATTGCCACCTGGACCCTTGACGGGGGCAACGGCTCCGATGACCTGACAGTGTTCTTCTCCTCTGAGGGTGAAGTTGCTGTCTATTCAGGCACTGACCCAGCCTTCGCGGCCACCTGGCGGAAGATCGGTGTGTACTACATCGGGGAACCTGTGGGTCGGAACTGCTACACCAAGTATGGCGGTGATTTGCTGGTTCTCTGCCAAAATGGTTTGACACCTTTGTCCAAAGCCCTGCAGACCGCCACAATTGACCGCAGCCAAGCCCTCACGGCAAAAATCGACCCGACCTTTACCCAGGTCCTCAGCACCTATGCAGCCAACCCAGGCTGGCAGGTTATCGCCTATCCTCAGGGGAGTTTCCTCCTCGCCAATGTCCCTATCACCACCTCCTACACCCACCAGTATGTGATGAACTCCATCACCAAGGCCTGGTGTCGGTTCACTGGCTGGAATGTCACAGCTTTGGAGGTATTCGGTTCGGATTTATTCGGAACTACCCAGACCACTGTTGCCAAACTCTGGACTGGTGTTAGTGACTACGGCACTGCTATTGATGGTAAAGTTCAACAAGCCTACAACTACCTCGGCAGTCGCGGCCGGCAAAAGCAGCTCAAGCTTGTCCGCCCTATTATTACTATCGACAATTCAGTCACTCTGAAGATCGGGGTGGATACTGATTTTGCGGTCAGCACCTTCACCAGCATCACAACCCCCTCAGCTACAATCGGCTACACCTGGGACACCGCCCGCTGGGATACCGTTACCTGGGCAGCCTCTGCAGAGGTTAACCGAGATTGGGCTTCTGTATTCGCCTTTCCTTGCTACGCGGCAGCTCTGCGCTTGCAGGTGTCCACCGCCTCAGCTACTCTGAGCTGGACAGCAACTGACATCATCCACGAGCCGGCTGGCTTGTTCTGAGGTATATATGGGACTCTTAAGCGGGCTTTCGAAGCTGGGCAGCAATATTGCCGGGGGTGTGGGGGATCTGGTTAACAACCCCCTCAAAGCCGTCAACGATGGGCTGAATGACAAGGCGACACTGACCGGGCTGGCCGCCCTGGCCGGCGGGTTCGGCGGGTTGGGGGCTGCGCCGGAACTCGGTGGTTTTGCGACCCCAGGAGCCGCGGCCGGCGTGGGTGGAACTGCCGGGGCTGGGTTGACGGAGGCGACAGTCGGGGGCGGCCTGCTTGGGGGGTTGTCTGGGCTAGGCTCTAGTATCGCTGGCGGCCTGACTGATCTCGGCGGGGGGTCCTTGGTCAAGGGCGCGCTCGGTGCCGGGCTTCTCGGGGCAGGACTGGCTGGCGGGCTCTCCGGCTCTGCAGCCCCGCCTGGAGTGCCTGACTACAAAGGCGCCGCAATCGCCACTTCCGCAGGCAACCGATACTCCACCGTCGGCCCGACCGGCTCGACTACCTGGAGCCTTCGCCCCGGGGCAGATCCGAACAACCCGCAGCCCGGCGACTACATCCAGACCACCAATCTGTCACAAGGGCAGCAGCAGCTCTACGACCAGGGGGTGGGGAACCAGCTCGCGGCTGGTGGGGCGGCCGGCACTCAGATCTCCGGGCTTGGTGATACCAAGGCCATGGCGGACGCCTTGTATCGCCGCGGGACTCAGTACTACGACACCCGCTTCGGCAACGAAGAGGCCCAGCTCCGCTCCCGCCTTGCCAGTCAAGGTCTGCAAGAAGGCTCAGAAGCCTACGGCCATGCTCTGCAGGACTTTCAGCAGAACAAGAACACGGCCTACGCAGATGCCACGGACCGAGCACTGGTCGGGGCGGATACTGCGCAAAACAGTCAGGTTAACCGCATCGCGCAACTCCTTGCCGCAGCCCGGGGGCAGACCCCAACTGCTCCGTCTGGCGCTGCCGGCCCTGACCTCCTCAGCGCAGCCAACATGGGCTATCAAGCCCAGCTCGGCAACACCAACGCAGCCAACGCGCAGCAATCCCAAACCATCGGCCAGCTGCTCCAAGCCGCGGGTCTCTTTCTGGGCTGATCATGGCGACCGCACTTCCCTATGACCTGGCGGCGAGTCAGGAAGATATCGACTACAAACGGCAGCTTGCGCAGGCATTGATGCAGGCGTCGATGAGCCCTCAGCAAGGACAGATGGTCAGTGGGCATTACATTGCCCCGGGGCTGGGCGGGGCGCTGCTGCAACTGACTCAGGGCATGCGAGGGCGGCAACTTCGGCAGGAAGCCAGGCAGGGCGCGGCGGACCTAGGGCAGACTTATCAAGGCAGGTTGTCTTCTGGCATCGAAAAATACCTCGGCAACAACACGCCTGGACAGACACTGACCGATGATCAAGCTGGGCAGTTGTTGGACAACGACATGGACCCGGGAAAACTGGCCGAGCCAAGCCGCAACCCCCGAGCGGCCGCTGCTCAGGCCATTGGCTCGGGTATTCCGGAGTTACAGAAACTGGGTTTCGAAGACATCCAAGCAATGGCGCAGGCTATGCGGAAGTCTAATGAGCCTGAGGAGTTTGGCACTGACCCCCGGCTCATGACGGGCCCTGATGGTCAGTTACAAAACGTGCTGGTTGGGAAGCGAGGGACCATCAAACCTGTGGTTGGTTATGCCCCTGCCACCAAGATGGAAGCCACGGCCGGCGGACAGCTCTATGACCCCTACGGCGGAAAAGCTGGCCCCTACCTCGGGGAAAAGTACACTGAACCCCGCCCGGTCAATGGGGAAATGGTGTCCTTTGGGGAGAAGAGCAACAAGCCTGTTCAGGCCGCAACCCGCCCGCCGCAAACCCGAGTGGAAGTCGTAAATGCCGCTCAGAAAGCTGGTCTGAGCGAGTGGTCAAATCTGGCCGCAAAGACAGTCAGTGGGATGGCGGACGAAGCTCGAGGCAGTGTCAAACTTCTCGGGCAACTGAATCAGATGGAGCGGAGCGGGCAGCTGGGGGTGTTCAGCGGCTCGACCGCCAATGCGGCAATGTTCTTCAGCAACCTTGCCCAGAGCCTTGGCGTGCCGGTGGAAGGGCAGCGGCTGGCGAACTCCGAAACCTTTGTCCCGACTGCCATCACTGCCTGGCAGGACATGGTTCGGCAAGCCGGTGGCAACCGCGGTATTACGGCACCGGAGTCTGAAAAGATCATGCAATCTGTGCCGCAGTTGTCCCAAAGCCCGCAAGGTCGGCAGCAGTTGATTGCCTACCTCCGCCAGCTCGCGCATCAAAACATCGCAGACGCGCATCTGGCGCAGCAAGAATACAGCGAGGCGCTGACTGCCCAGGATCCTAAGAAATTCACCTTTGGCCTTGGGGCGGCGCAGATCCCCCGTGCAGATGCTCTGCCAGCAGTTCCGGGGGCTGGGAAGAGAGCCCCCAGTCAAGCCTTGCCACTGACCGACACCAGAGGCTGGCGGCTCCACCGTGATGCCAATGGTAATGCTGCCTATGTCAGTCCGGATGGCAAGCAATTTGAAGAGGTGAAGTGATGCCGTTTGACCTGCAATCTGCTAAGCCGGTGGGAGCGCCAGCTTCAATGGCGCGGGGATTTGATCTGACGTCGGCTACACCTGTCACAGAAGCCGACGCTGCAGAGAATCCACTTCTCCGGTTCGCAAAAGTGCATGGTAGCGCCGCCGTCCGGGGGGTTTTAGGCTTGCCCGCCCTTGCAATGGACCTGATGACGATGACGACTAATGAGTCGGACAATTTACTGCCGAACACGACAGCTGTGCAGGGGCTTCTGACACAGCCGAAGACCGAAGGGGAGAAGTGGGGAGCGGCAATTACACAAGGTGCTGTTGGCGGGGTTGCCGGGCCGGGAGGACTGACTGCGCCAGTGAAACTGGCCACAGCGGGGGCGACGGGAGCGGTCGGGGCCGAAACAGCTGCGCATCTACTCGGCGAGGGCCCGCTGCAACGCCTGCTCGGCGGGGTAGTCGGGGGGGTCGGAGGCGCAGCGATGGTCAGCCGGATTGGCCGTGCAGCGCCGCAAGTCGAGGAACTAGCCCGCCAGGTTCTTAAAGGCATCTCCCCCGAAATGCTGCTCAAGGCGCAGGAGTTCCAACGCCAAGCTAGTCTCAATGGGGTGGCGATGGATCTTGCTCAAGCCCTGCATGCGACCGGCGCCCCAGCAAACAACGTCAACCGGCTGCGGGATGTCCTTGCTGACAGCCAGCACGGTACGCAAGTGCAGGCGTTCCTTCGCGCGCAGCCGAACCAACTGCGGAACCTGGCCGATACGACAGTGGCTGGAATGCCTGGGGAAGTGCGGCAAGGGGATGTGGCGGCGAACAATCTGCAGCAAGCCGCGACGGACCGGGTTCAGCAAGCCAAAGATGCACGCACGGTGATTTGGGAAACCACACTGGAAGATACCAAGCGGGCATTGCAAGACACAGCTCGGCTGAAGATTGCCCAGGCCCAAGCTCCGCTGCCTGGTTTGCAGATTAATGTTGGACAAGCCCGGGCACGGCTGCAGCAACTGCAGGCGGATCTGGCGGCGGCAAAGGCTGGTGATGAGGCGGCGGTTGCGGCGGCAAATAAGAAAGTCGAGGAAGCTCGGGCGCTGGTGGAAAAGCTCGCTACGTTCACACTGCCTCGCGGGCGGGCTACTGGAAACACTGGCCGCTATTTCGAACTGCCGCAACGTGGGCAATCCATCGACTTTGACGAGATTGCGCGCAGTACTCAGGCAACTCGGCTGCAGGCCGAAATTCCGCCCAAAGTTCAGCCCGCACCTTCACTAGCGACTACCAATGCCGAGAAGGCCCTGCTGCAGGGAAAGCTGCAAGCAGGAGTTGCCGAAGGGCAATTGGTACAAGGGCAAGAAGCTTTGTCAGCCGCCCAGGGCGAGCTGCAGAATATCTCCCGTGTCCCGCCTGAAACCGGCAAGCAGGTTGTCAGCAACCTGATGCGGCTGGCATCCAGCTACCCCGACACCGCGCAAGGGCGTGCGATGGGGGAACTGGCACGGAAACTGATGAAGGCTGACGGCACGCCGAAGACCGACCCAACCCAAATCAATCAGGTGCTGAAGGAAGCAGCCGCAAAACTCAAAGATCCAGACCTTGCAGCGAAGGGTGTGGATGCTGGCACTGCCAAGTGGATTGGCGGGCAGATTGACGCAACTCGTGAAGCCTATGGGGTGGCGTTTGAGCCCCTGCGGCAAGCCAATGCTGCGTACCGAACTGCCACTGCGGAATCGGTCAACCCGCTGCGGCAAGGCCTGGTCGGCGACATCGCTGGGCGTGGGGCGAAGCCTGATGTGGCTGCCAAACAAGACAAGTTTATGCAGCTACTGGACCGCGGGGAAGATCCCATTGCTACCGGCAAGTCGAACATCTACCAGCTCGGGAAGGAGTTGGGCAAGGTAGCGGACGGCGGGGAGAGCTTTGCAGATGCACTGAAGACCTACGTGTCGAGGAAGGTGGGGGAGGCCTTTCCAGCGGATCTGCCCAACTCCCCCGCTGCTGAAGCATCTTCAATCAGCAAGGTCTATGACTCTCTATTCCGCTCCCGAAACCAGTTTGAAGGCCTTCGGCAGGCCACCGCGGCGTCGGCGGAGCTGATGGGGAAAGACCCCGCAAAGGTTGTGCGCGGGCTGGAAAACTTCGCACAGATCACTAGGGCACTGACCAACACCAAGTCCCCTGCCGGCCTTCGCCTCCGCGATGTCTATGAGACCTCCAGTCGCAACCCTGCTTCCACTGGCCTCCGTTTCTTCGGCATCGCACCTTTCGCCGGCCCGGCTCGCCGTATCGAGGACTTCGTCAATCGCCGAACCTTCGAAACCTTCGACCAGTTATTGACAACCCCGGACGGTGCTGATAAGCTCATCGAGCTGTCCAAACACCCAGTCATGAGTGCCAAGGCGCTTGCGGCCTACGCCAGCCTCACTGCAGGGGCTCAGGGGACTGGGAAGGGGCTCAGCAATCTCGAAAATCCCCCCGGGATTATCCCGCAATAATCCCGCCGGAATTAGACCTCCAGGAATCGCTATGCCTTACAACGGTGCAGGTAACTTTGTCGCGCTCCCTCCGCCTGACTACCCGGCGGTTGCAGGGGAACTGATCAAGGCAGCTAGCTTCAATGCCATCATTACGGACTTGATGACTGGCCTGAGCAACGCAATTACCAGGGATGGGCAGAGCCCGCCGACGGCAAATCTGCCGATGGGTGGGCAGCGGTTTACCGGGGCTGGGGATGCAGTTAGCCCTCAAGATTTTTTGACAAAGCGCCAAATTGGCAGCACGGCGGCGGGGGAAGGCGCAGCACTGGTGGGCTACCTGCCGGCGGGCACTGGCGCCACGGGCACGACGGTGCAGAGCAAGCTGCGCGAGGTTGTCAGCGTGCTGGATTTCGGCGCCGACCCCACCGGCGTTGCGGACAGCACGGCAGCGATTCAGGCGGCCATCGACAGCATCTCAGCCGCATCGGCGGCCGGGCGTGGCGAGGTGCATTTCCCGGCCGGCACCTACAAGGTTTCGACGCTGGTGCTTGCCTACGGGGTCAGCCTGCTGGGGCAATACGGCCGAGCGGTGAAGCTCGTCACCACCACGAATGCACCTGTGATTCGGTGGTCCGCATCCATCCCCAGCTACAGCCGGAATATCACGATCAAGGGATTTTGGATGATCGGGGACGGCATCGCGTCCGGAAAGACCAGCCAGACCGCAATCCGGATCGACCACCCGTGGGGTATCGACGGCCTGACGCTGCAGGATCTATACATCGACGGATTCAACGGCTACGCAATCGAGACGGCACAGCAGGGCAGCGGCACCATCACCAACTGCTTCCAGTTCTCGCAGTGGTCCGACATCCAGATTCACAACTGCGGCGACGGCATTCTGATGGGCGTCGGGTTCTGCGGTGAATCCGAGTTTCACAACATCGTGGTCCAGGTTTGCACGAACACCTGCATCACGTTCTCGATCAGCGGCACGGGCGTGGGGCCGCAGGGCCTGACGTTCGACACGCTGGTGCTCGGTGGCGCTCCTATCGGCCTGAACTTCACGGCGGCATCGGCTGGCGTCATCACATTCAACAACCTGCACGCCGAGAATGTCCCGACTGTCTGCAAGACGAACAGCGCGACGCTCAGTGCGCTGGTGTTTGACAAGTGCTGGTTTGTGAACTTCGCCACCCGGGCGCTTCAGGGTGTGCTCGGCGGCAATATCACCTTCGCAAACTGCCTGTGGAGCAACACGATTCTGACGCCCACGGATTTCATCAATCTAGCGGCGGCGTCGAATTTCCTGATCAACTTCGTCGGCACACAGACGGTCAGCGGAAACCTGCCGGCAAGCCAGATCGTGACGACGGATATCAACACGGTGCGCGGGAGTTATATCCGAACGTCGGCGACGAATGGCACGCTCTCGACCACATTTCAGACGTATCTAGGCGTCCAGGTGCGCGGCATCATGAGCGAGACGGCCACGGTGCGGCCGAACAATCTGAGTGGAGCGACGGCGATTGCGAACGGCGGCACAAGCGTCGCGATTACGTTCGCCAGGGCGGAGACCGATGCGGCCTACAAGATCGCCGCGACTGTCGACTGGGGAGCATCTGCGCCGCCAGCGTGGGCGCACAACCTGCAAGTCGGAAGCAAGACAACGGCGGGTTTTTCTGTGACGTTTGGCGCCGCCGCACCCGCTGGCGGCGCTTCACTCAACTGGGTGCTGACACGATGACACAACACACCGAACACGCAGCCAGTACCGCCGCGCCGTCGGGCGGGTGAATCGGCTGCTGCCAGACGGCCGGGCCGAGGTCGCGGTTATCGTACACTGATCATGATCACCACACCCACGCAAACTTGCCCGCAATGCGGCGATGC